TGCTTTCATCGTTTAACCTCGCAACATAAACTCTATCCCACACCATATCAACGAGTTGCTTTCTTTTAAGGTCATCCCTCAAGAAACGCTCAAACTTCGTGTCTACGGGCGATAGTAATTTCGTCCATTCCTCACGTGGTCGTAAATTTATATGAGTAGGGTCTTGTTTACCTCTACCAATGGTGAAGATACCATAAGTACGACCAACCCTTCTTATCTCCTTTATAGTCTGCTCTGTAAGTTCTGGTGGTAGATGCTCCATCATTTCTAGAACAAGAACCATATCGAACTCTTTATCCTTGAATATTGATAAGTCAGTAGCAGAACCATTAACAATGTACTCACTAACGGGTGAATTATCAATGCCAGCTTGGGTTATCTCCAACCCGATTACCTCGACACCCAACTGAACAAAACGCTCAACATCAAAGCCTAAACCACAACCTAAAGACAAGACACTCTTTGGGTCATAGTAAGCAACTATTGAGTCAACAATTTTATGGTTGTGAGAACGATACCTGTTGAAGTATTCCTCTTTAGTAAAGGCTCTACCGACAGTCCCCACACTACGTTTGCCCCAATACATCCAATCCTCATTACCTACCATTGGATATTTGTTTACATCTATACCAAACCTATCCACAAATCTCCTCCAACTTATCAACTATACGCTTTGTTGAGTTACCGTCACAATAACCGAGACATTTGTCTGTCCAGAACCTTCTCCTATCACCATTCTTATTAGGGTCTTCTATATTAGAATCAACCACTTTACCAAGCAAGTCAAGTCTGTCTATCGGAACAATGTCACCTAAATCTACTACCTCGCTTGTACCACGTATAGCTAGATAATTATGTATTGACGGATTATCAAGCATAATAACTGGTTTATCCAACAAGGCGAACTCAAAAACCAAACTAGAGGTGTCACTTATAAGAACATCAGCCCCTAATAAATATTCGTGTTTCTTGGTATCATCGTGGGATACTCTAGGTTGATAGTCATTAAATGATGATTTCAAATCACACATAACGTGCGGCATAAATATTACATTATAGTTAGGAAGACACTTTACAACAGAACGAAGTTGTGCCGAATTTCCTGGGTATTGGTTGGAATTAGTTTTAGAATATGTTGGTGCAAACAGTACGATTGGACAACCATTCAAGTTATGCCTCTTTCTTAGCGTCTCACTAAATACGTCTTTTTTATCTCTGTTAGTTAACAGTATGTCTGCTTTTGACCATCCAAGACCAAGTGGTGTGGCTAATCCATTACCAGAACGTAAGGATGTTTCCCAAAACTTGCTAGGTACTATCACATAATCCCAATTTTTATAGTATCTAGCCCATTGCTTAATAAAAGACACACCGTGAAATATAAGAAATGACGGAGATTTAAGTGGGTTCTTATCTATCCAACCACCAGTTTGACACCCTATAGAACCACTAACAGATTCGGTGTTATAACTACCAGCAGTCCCTCTTACAATACCCCAACCCCTTCTTCGTAGCTCATCCTCTATCGGGATAAGAACGGAGTCATATTGTTTTAGGTCATAAACAACTTGAAACTTCATCTACCATTCCTTAATCAGCCATAGCCAGTTTACCAGACTCATTTTCTGCCTGCTCATCTGGTTGCTCTTTAGTCTTTGTAGTCTTAGGATTATTACCAATACTTGGTGAAGAGTACGGAACTTGAGGAGCATCTGGAACACCCTTCTCCTTCATAATCTTCTCCTCTTCAGCCTTTCTCTCAACTTCAGTATCGAAGTCTAGACCCACAAGTTCTTGTCTACTCTTACGAGAGATGTTACCTTCAAGATACAAAGTCTGACCAATGGTATTAAGGTCAATAAGTTTGTACAATCTCATAGGAGTAAAAGCTGGAATTGCTTGGTGCTTAAATCCATTCTTTTCCTTTATCTCTGAATACATAACTTTAAGCCACTCAAGAAATCTGTCTCTAATTGTTTCCATTGTGGCAATAGGTGAGAATGCCGCAAAGTCAGAACCACCCGCAACATTTGACCTTAATGTTTCACCAGTAATCAAAGTACGTGGGAAACCGAATGCCGCAATTATGTCATCTTCAACTATAGAATACTTCTCTCTGTTCAACAATGTTTGGGTGTCTGGAAAAACCCAAGAAATCTGAAGAGTATGATTAGCAAAAAGCTGATACACACGCTCCTGTCTTCCAGAACTTGTTCTATAGGTCATCTGTTGTTTAATATGGTCAAAGTCACCATCATCTGTGCAAGGAAACTCATCACTTCCTAATTTAATAAGCTGAATAGCCCCAATAACACGTGCCGCAATAGCATAATCCATTCTCCTCAAGTTCCTCTTGTGCATAAGCGATTCAAGAGCATTTTCCATATAAGGTAGAGGGTAAGCGTCCTCTGGAAGCGTCTTTGACATAATAGGTCTAACACCCTCCAACCTAATCTGCATTTTAGTCCCTTTCATAGACTTTACAGCACGAACAAATTCTGGATAGTTTCTAACCATCTCTTCATATGTTTCCTTATCATAAGAACCATCAGGTAATTTACCACCAGACTTTATAAAACTAATAGTATTAGCATCAACATTGACATAAAAATACTTCTTATTTGGTATTGGTGAGTTCTTTACGGTTACGGTTGCAGGGTCTCTAAACCAGATATTATCAGGTACTACCACTCTTCTCCTAGAGTTGAGTTTAGGAGACAAGTCGCTACCTTTCACCCGATTCCACTCATAGTGAGGTATGACTAGACCTGACAAAAGATACTCAAGGCACACGTTTCTAAAGAATTCCTGTAGCATTTCTGAAAGGGCATTATAGGTCTCATACTCCTCATCATCACACTCACCCTTCCTATTAGTTAAAGGAGTAATAGCGCAATCTACCATTTTGTTAAGGACAGTTCCAGCAATGGGGTCGTGCATATAGAAAAACCTGCACACTTTTATTAGTTTATGATAATCAGTAGGTATTTCTAACTTATCTACGTCACCAGTAAACAGCAACCCCGACTGTTGCGGGTCTGTTATAACATTGACTGAAGCCTTAACAAGCTTTAACTGTTCTTTCTCAACTCCAGTGGCTACACTGCCTGTGTTCTCTTTGTCTTCCATATTTACCTCTTTAACCAACCACCTCTAGCCAAATCACCATACTTACCCTTCGTCTTTGGCTTTTCAGGTGAGTAGTAATTATAATAATAACCGTACACCCACGTCAAAACAGATGCTAAAATGTGGTCTTCACCCTTTTGTCCACCCTGTGGTGAATATACAAAATATTTAGGTTGACCTAACATATCCCTAGTAAAACCGACTCTTTCAAGCTCTGACACTACATCGTCATCTTGAGTAGAGAAAGCAATTATCTGGTCATTTTGAGTCCACTTCTGTAGCGTCTGTATGGTAAACTTTCTTACCCTATCTTTTATCTCTTTACCTTCGTCATCATACCCAGTTATAACGTTGGCTTGGAAGTCTACAGGAGTCAATCTCTTACCAAATTCTTTATGCTTAAACTCACCGTCTTCATCTTGTAATATCTGACACAAAGCTAAACCAGAGCTACCAGCGTCTATAGCCACCATATTAAATCCGTATATAGTGTCTAACCAATCAATTATTTTAGCCTGTACTGGATACTTGATTCTTCTAAGCTCAAATCTAGCGAACTCTCTCCAAATCTGAGTTGCCGCATCTCTCCACAATATAGTAATAATTGTAGGGTCATTGGAGAAACCAGCGTCTATACCAGCGACAATTAAATCGTATTTCTTCTGTATGTCATATGGTATGTCTGGTGCTCTAAGAACCTCGTTAAAGTTACCAGCACACTGCTCAAGAGTAACGTTGTTCAACACTGACAATGACACTTGATAGTCCTCAATCTTCATCAGCTTTCTGTCGAATACTGAGAAAGCTGGAGAGCCGTGTTCTCCTAAAACCAAGTGTACATAATCATCACCATTCTCACCACCGTACTGCTTCAGGTCAAAGTCGTGCTGTTCTTTTGTATATCTTATACTTTTTAACCTTGATACGTTATGACGAGAGAATTTTTCATCTAACTGGTCACACTCAAAGAGTACGTTCTTTTCACGAAGACCATTAGGAACACCACTAACCCACAAGAAGAAGTCGGTATCCCAAGTAGTCAAGCACTGCATAAGTGAGTTCCAAGCTGAATAACCAAATACCTGAGCCTCGTCAACATAGACACAAGGAACGTGGAGACCGATGACATTACTATCTGCGGTAGAACCTACAATTCTGCAACGAATAAGGCAGTTATTTAATAGTCGTATTTCGTGATTTGACATATTTACGCTTTGCCTGTCAACAAAATACTTTAACAGTGGGTGGGTTCTAAAAAATCTTACTATTCTTAGAAAAACTGGGTCTAGTTGTGCTTTATTCTGAACAACTAAAAGAATCTCATTAGCACTAGCTTTTCTATAGGTATTTGATATGGCGTTCCATATTATCCTAGTCTCCATACTGGCTGTTTTACCAGTAGAACGACCAGTAGCAATACTAACGTAATGACCACTATCAATTAACATCTTCCTTTGGTAATTGTCATAGTGCCACCCCTTACCCTCGTCTAACTCCTCTTCGGCACTTCTTACGAACTCACCAAAAAGAACAGGGTCATCTAGTATTTCAAGAATCGCCAAGTCACCTTCATCTAAAACTACTTTTTCTTTCATTTCTCAGTTAAAACAATTGATTCATTTGACATCTCTGCCATAGAACCACACTTCCAACATTCGTGCCTGATTGTGTATTTATATTCTTCTACTGGAGTTTTTTCACTCTCTAGAGAACCACGTTCACCCTTGTCAGTTACATAGAACATAAACTTACCTAAAAGCTGTCCACACTTCGGACAAACAACTTTTTGTAGTCTTACATCCAAGAATTTCTTTGCTTGACCTTGTATGCGCTCTATGTATTTAAGAGGTGTCTCGTCTTCCTCACTCTGTCTCTTCCTTCTGTTTATACCAAGCTCGGTTTGAAGTGTAACCCAGTTCTGGTTAGCGTCACGAAGAGCACTGTGTAACTCACGAATTCTCTTTGAGTCAACTTCACTGCCCTTCTTACTACCATACTCTAGACTATCAAGAGCTTCCTGAATACGCTCCATATTAAGCTCAATTTGGCACATCTGAGAAAGAGCCGCCATATCGTTAGCCTGATTTAAGTCATCAAGCTCGTAAGTCTCTAAATATTTATCTATTTTCTCTTGTAGTGCAGAACCCTTCTTCTTCCTACCCATTTCTACTTTCCCTACGAATCAACTTGCCAGTATTATCAACATCAAACTCGCTACCTAAATATACCAACTGGACAGATACAGACTTACCGTTGTCCATATATGTGTCCCATCTTCGTCTCTTCTTCTCATCATTTATAAGAAACCGCACCCAACCTACCTTAGCCCTTATCTCCTTTTCCCAATCGTGATAGCATCTGCTACAGAAGAACACTTTCGGGTTTTCCGTATGTAATGGACGACAACAGATAGCGCATAAATGTTTCATATAATCTATGGTTTTGGGCTTATTTGCCGTTAGTGAGTTACTTTTCAACATAAGACCCTCCACCCATCAACCTCAGTTATTTAGACTCTTCTGGTGGTACGATAGGACATACACCCTCTTCGCACTCAACACACAGAGTCTCTAGAACTTGCTTAGACCTGCTTTGATTTCTAAACACAGTCAAGCCTTTTAAGTTTAGTTTATACCCAAGCAGGATTGCCTGTTCAACATCTTCAACAGTAGCACCATTAGACATATTTATCGTCTTTGATATAGCATTGTCAACATTGTTCTGGAACGCCGCTTGCATACGTATGTGCCATTCTGGACTTATCTCTAAAGCAGTTCTGAAAATCTTCTGCCACTTCTCAGGAACTTCTGATAACCCGTTTAGAGTACCACCATTCTTGATAATCTTTGTTATTAAAGCTGTTGAGTACCAACCTTCACGTTTAGCAACATCTTCAAATATAGGATTAACCTCAAAGAATGTATTATTCTCAAGAATATTAGTTTTCTGGTACACAATAGCAAATATGGGTTCGATACCACTAGATGTTTCAGCAATAATACTAATACTGCCAGTTGGAGCTATTGTTGTTAGTGTGGCATTTCTTCTAGGAGATTTTACTACAGACTCTCCTATAGTCTGGAAGTCACCTCTATCCTCAGCCAACCTAGCTGAAGCTTTCTTAGCCTCACTACTTATGAAATTCATAACATCGGATGCAATAGTTTCAGCTTCTTCTGAATCGTAGGGTACACCTAACATAAACAGCATATTAGCAAATCCCATAACACCTAGACCAATCTTTCTGTTACCGTGAACTCTCTCACTTATTTTTTCCAGAGGGTAATTTGAAGCGTCAATAACGTCATCTAGGAATCTAACAGAATGATGAACCACTTTCCTCAGAGAGTTATAAACAATTTGTCCATCCTCAACGAATTTGTCAAGGTTTATTGAACCTAAACAACACGCCTCATATGGCAACAAGTCCTGTTCGCCGCACAAATTCTTTATCAGGTGTCCTTGCTTCGGTGTCGGGTTATCTCTCTCTATTTTATCCCAAAAAACAAACCCAGGTTCACCGTTTCTCCACGCAGACTCAGCAATAAAGCGGAACAGGTGTCTTGGGTTTACTTTAGTAGCTACACTACCATCTTTAGGGTTAATTAATGGGAAATCTTCACCAGTTTCGACACAACGCATAAAGTCATCTGTGATAGCTACTGATATGTTGAAATTATTAAGTTTTGTCTCATCATTCTTACACTTTACGAATTCTATAATATCTGGATGATTAACAAGCAGTAATCCTAAATTACCACCACGTCTTATACCACCCTGTTTTATTACATCACTAATAGTATCATATATTCTCATAAAGTCAATAGGACCACTGGCAACACCCTCAGTTGACTTAACTTTATCACCAGAAGGTCTTAGTTTCGATATATTAAGACCAACACCACCACCAGTTTTCTGAACCATACCACAATCTTTTGCGGTCTGTAATATGTCTTCCATCGAATCCCCGACCTCAAAAGCATAACAGGCAAATAAATAGTTCAGGTCTTTATTGCCAGCATTAGCCAAGCAGGGTGTATTGGGAAGAAACATCTGGTTAGCCATAAGATTATAAAACACTTTACTCCAATACTCTGGATTAGAACCATAACTCTTCTCCACAGAAGCAACGTGTCTAGCAACTCTCCTGAACATAATAGACGGTGTTTCTTTCTTTCCGTCAAAACTCTTTAAGTATCTCTTATCTAGTAAAGCCAGAGCATTAACCCCTAACTTTAACTCATCACCTTCAAGACCGATAGCCTCTCTAAAACCACGAACTTGCGCTCTTTGCGCTCTATAAAGTATATACGTCTTAGCAAGCTTGGCATCACCAAACTTGATTAACGCATTCTCCACCTTATCTTGTATCTCTTCAACCGAAATTTCTTTGTTACCATTGAGGCTATTCGTCACAGTGTCAGCAACGCTCTTGGCGATGGACTCATCAACCTTACCTATGGACTTCATAGCTTTAGTAACGGCAAGAACTATCTTGTCTGGATTATATTTTACAATTCTTCCGTCTCTTTTAATTACTCTCATTTCT